TTATGAATCTATCAGACCATCCTCTCTTCTGGTCTCAGCAGCGTGGGACTTTGCGGATACCTTTAGTTCTACACAACAAGCTTATAGACTAAAGTATCCTGTTGTAGTTGACCCAACTAACTTATCTAACTTTGCGTACCCTGAGGATATTATAGTTACCAGACTAAAGATCAGAGGTCATGGCAGGTCTATGAGAATTAAATACGAAAGTGAACAAGGCAAAGACTTTATCCTTTTAGGATGGGGTATGATCCAAGGAAGGAACACTAGGTTTTAATGTCAGAATATACAATACGTGATGCAACCGAACAGGACGTATTAGAAGTTGTAATAGCAGTCAAACAGTTCTGTAAGGAAATACCCCACCCAGCTTGGAAAAGTTTTGAAGCTAACAAAGTAAGCGAGTTACTTATAAATCTAATCAGACACGAACTAGGTCTTGTTAAGATTGTAGAGTACGAAGGAGAAATCGTAGGTGCCTTGATTGGAGTAATCAGTAGCCTACCTATTAATAATCTTACCTTCGCACAAGAGTTAATGTTCTGGATAGAACCTGAACATAGAAACGGGAAGACAGGACCAAAACTCATAGATCAATACGTAGTCTGGTCGAAAGAAAACGGATGTGAATTTGTTAGGTTGTCAACCTTAGATGAAGTCCTAGGAAGCAAGGCTGGTATTCTATTTAGGAGAAAAGGTTTCAGACCTACAGAGACAGCCTATATAAAGGAAGTATAGTATGGCAATATTTACAGCTATAGCAACGGGCCTAACTGCTATTGGTCTTACTGGTGTAACAGCAGCAGGTGTTGCTGCAACAGCAGCAGTTGGGGCTACTGCTTATGGTGTCCAGCAGTCACAAAAGGCAGCAAGTGCAGCTAGAGAATCTGCCCAGATACAGAGACAAGCGGCAGAAACTCAAGTTAGAATGCAAAGAGAAGAAGCCTCTAGAGCCAGACGCAGTGCTGTAAGACAAAGTATCATCGCTAGAAGTAGATCAAGGGCAGCAGCAGCAGCCCAAAGACAACTAGGTGCTTCTGGTTACTTAGGTGGTATGGCCTCCCTTACTTCCCAACTAGGAGCTAACCTAGGGTTTGGAAGCATGATGTCAAGTCTAGGCTCTCAGTACACAAGTCTAACAGGTCAAGCCTCTTATCTAGGTGGTCTATCTCAAATGTATTCCGCAAGGGGTAGTATAGGATTTACCTTGGCTAGTGCTATTAGTGGTCTAAGTGGTCTTTCTAATGTACCTACAGCCTCTCCTCCGCAAGAAATACCTTACCCTAGGGGACAGCAATACTAATGGTATCCCTTCTTACTCTCAATGATCAGATAATCAATGAGCAAATCCTCAAGGAATCTCTCATTGGTCCTCAGATCAGTAAACCTTACAACTCTAGGAGCCAAGTCGAAAGGACTAAGGCTCAAGAGATTTCTATCGCTACAGATTTACCTGTAGACCAGATAGAAGCTGAACGTGAGGTAGGTGACGATAGCTCAGAGGTTATAGCTAAGAACGAAAGTCTCAACTTTGACTATGCCTTAGCTATCAATCAAGCCTATCAGGATGGTCTACCACCTGAGACTATAGCAGCTATCATTGAGGAACGTAAGGAAAAGGGTGAAGACATGTCTCTTAGTGAGTACATGTTGGTTCAACACCTTATGCTCTCCGATGGTGACATAAATCCCTATGCAGCTAGAACCCTGACTAACATGGAGACATGGAACAGGTTGATGCAAGAGGCCATCGAAGAGAATGACCAGAGTGGTATAGGTAAAGTACTTAGTTTCTTCGATGTAAATATCCTCAGAGAGATTACTATCGGTGCATTTGAGAATGTAACCCTTAGGTCTAACCGTGAAGGTGATACTATCAGGGCTGCATTTAACCAAATGAAACCTGCTGAGTTCGAGAAGTGGGCTTTAGAGTACATAGAGGAACGTAAAGAGGAGGGTATCTTTAGTTCAGATAGTATCTGGAACTTGTACAAGACAGCTAATGATGCAACCTACCTAGGGGATGACCCTATGTCTGGTGTCTATGCGTTGTTTGGTGTTGCTGACATAGCTACGCTTGGGTCAACAAGACTCGTAACAGGACCAGCCTCTGCCTTGGCTAGACAAACAGGCAAGGTTTTAGGTATAACCAAAGCTAAAAGACCTGTTGATGTGATAGCTACACTAGGTGATGAGGTACAGGCAGCAAGTGTATCAGCAAGGTTAGTGGATGATGTAGGCGCACAGACAGACGAGATCAATGCTGGACGTACACTGCCAGAAGAACTAGACCCTGTTTCTGGGCCAAATGCTCGTCCATCAAGTGCCACAGTAAGAGATCACACAGTAAAGACTAGGCTCACAGAAGAGTTAGAGTTAGCTAACCGAAGAGGTACCTTTGGTGAGTACGTACCTAGAGCCAGTATCGACGCCTTAGCCCTTAGAACAGCAGAGAGTATAGCTAAGAAAACAAACAACGTAGCTCTTACTCGTTCTGTCAAACCTATGTCTGTAATTGATGAAGGCTCAGATGACTACAAGATCGTAGTTCGTATGGGTAAAGACAAGACAGGTGGTTTTTTCAGACGTAAGATGGACGCAGAGGCCATAGCTAAGAACGATCCTACACTAAGAGTAGTCAAAAGGGAAGAGGGTCGTGGCTGGTACCTAGAGACAGAGAAGAGACTTGACATCTCTGACCTACCTGAGGCTATGCAGATAGTACAGAAGTCTGACTTTATCAGAGATGCTATCAATAAAGTCTTTGGTGCAGCTACAGTTCGCCTAGGTGACAAGCTAGGTGCCAAGTTCTTACAGGCTGAGTCTGGTCAGGCTCTCATAGGTGACCTCGTAAAGCCATACCAAAAGAAAATAAACAAGGTTAAAGGCAAAGAACTAGAAAACCTGTCAGATTTCATGACGCAGCTACGTGATGGTGAGCTATCACATATGCGTCAGGCTCCTTCTGTAGCTAGCTTTGAGGCCATGTACAAAACTATGTACGGGTCTACCCCCAGCAAAGCTACTACGGAAGGATATGAGGCTCTTATTGACATCCTAGATACAACGTGGCAGATTAAATCTTCTGAGAGATTGAAGAGAGCCGTGGCTGCTGATGGTGTCTTCCTTGAGATGACCGATGAGTTTGGAAATGTAGCCTATAAGGTAGCCCAGAGCCAGATAGACGATGAGTTTATTCTTGATCTAGCTACACTAAGGCCAATCCGTAAGGATAAACTCAAGGGTGACCAGATAGTCTACAAGGTTCCTGAGACATTCATGGACCATCTATACTTTGTCAACCCTAAGAGTGTCAGAGTTTTAGAACGAGTAGACATTATGCCGTACAATATCGGTGGTCCTCGTACTAACTCTGAGTTCCGTTGGTTCTTGGGTACTGTTAAGGAGCAAAGGCTCGCTTCAGGTAAGTCTGTGTCTGTGGGTTTCAAGACTCTACTAGGTTCTTTCGGTAAAGACCAGATAGAACTGGCTGTATCTCAGCTAAATAACATAAGTCGTTCAGTTAAGAAACTCCTAGATCAGAACGGTATTGATGACATCGCATTACTTAGTCTAAGCAAAGCTGAGTATGATGAGCTAGGTAATGTTATCAGGGCCAACAATACATGGAATAAACACGTCACTGACCTAGAAGATTTGCAGAGGCTAGCCCAAACCCACAAGTTCAACTTTACAGAACAATTCGTAGCTAAAGCTAGGGACGAAAAGATTTCTATAGGTGAAGCTGGTGGTGATCCTACTCGCTTTGGTTTGTCAGTAGGTGAAGACGTAAGTGTCAAGATGAATAACCTTGGCATGAAACGAGGTGACACACCTCTCATTGAGTTTGGCGGTAAGTCAGCTACGAATGCTAATCCAATATCAGCTATCGCTGACCAGTTTGGTACTGAAGCTTTTGGTTATGCTAATCGTGCAGCCTCACAGAGTGCTTTAGTTGGCTGGAATAAACTAGCAGAAGCTAACCAAGGACTAATCAGGAATTGGGATAGAGTTAGTGCTCTCCCTAAGAATGACTTCTTGGGTAGACTTTTGGAAGCTGAAGTTACCAAGACAGGTAAGTTTAACGATGTAGCTGCACAACTACGTGAGACACAGGATGTCATCAAGCGTAGGCTCAATCAACCTACTTGGCTGTCAGATAAATGGGAATCCTTCACAAGGTCAGCTACTGAATACGTCTTCGAAAAGACAGGGTTCAAGTGGGACTTAGCTGCTACTGACCCCTCATCTCAACTACTGAAAGTTGGCTTCTACTCTAAGTTTGGTTTCTTCAATCCAGACCAATTTATGCTTCAGGGTTTGCATAGTCTTACCATCGTAGGTATCTCTCCTACCAGTGGTGTTAAAGCACTAGGTCTGACGACACCTATGATGGTCATAGCAAACTCTAAAGGTGCCGCTAGACAGACAGCAATTAAACGTTTAGCTAAGATGTCAGGTCTATCTGAGGATGAGTTGAATACTCTTGTCAGATACATAGATGAAAGCGGGAGGAATATCATTGACAACCAAGTTATCGAACTCCAAGCTCCTCAAAAATTTGGTGCGGCTAGCACTCTTACGGGCAAAGCTCAAGCATCAGTTGGAAAATTCTTAGACACCTCAACCGTTTTCTTCAGAGAGGGTGAACGTTTCTCTCGTATGACAGGGATTATTACAGCATTCCTTGAGCACAGAGCTAAACGTCCCGACATTGATCCTCTGTCTCCCTCAGGTAAGACTTGGATTACCAACAGAGAACAAGACCTCACCTTCCGTATGACCTCAGCATCTAGAAGTTTTGCTCAGTCAGGTCCGATGAGAGTACCTACTCAGTGGTTAACCTTCTCCCTCAGAGCTATGGAGAACATAGTTGTAGGCCGTAACTTTACTGTTGGCGAGAGAAGACGTATGGCTCTAGTTATGGGGCCAATGTGGGGCTTGACAGGACTTGGTATAGGCCGTACAGCAGGGTACGTCACAGAAAAATTAGGATACTCCTCAGATGATCCTCAGGCTGTAGAGAGGCACAACATGATCAAGTACGGATTATTTGATCAGCTTCTAGGTTGGGGTCTAGGTACTGAGACAGCATATGCACAAAGGGCTGCACCTCTAGGTCAGGTCACAGACACCTATCGTAAGCTCTTCGATGAAAGCCTGATCACCACTCTATTCGGTCCATCAGGTGAAATCGCAGAAGACTTCTCCTCTGCTGGTGTCAACGCTATCAGGTCAATGTTTGGTGGACGTACTGAAATGGTACGAGAAGACTTGACGCAAGTGGTTCGCAACTTGTCTACTGTTGACAAGATCGTAAAGATCAGAGAACTTATAGAAACTGGTAACTATCGTAGCCGTACACGTAAGTTAGTAGTCGGTGGTCTGACAACCAGAGATGCTGCTGCTGTACTTATGGGTGCTACCCCTGCACCTGTACAGAACTACTACGACTATCAAGAGATGGTCTTCAAGAAGAACGAGAAGTACCGTGAGATAAGAACCAGATTAAAGTCTAAGGCTGATAGAGCTATGTCTTTATTGACAGAAGGTGACCAAGAGGACTTCCTAAAAGGCTCTAAACTTTGGGAAGAAATTAATGATGAACTATGGGCTATGCCTTTGTCTAATGAGCTAAAAATATCTCTTCAGAATAGTCTTGTGAACGCAGGTCAAATACCTGATATAATGAGAAATGCCCACAAACTGAACCTAGGCTACTCTGCTGGTCTTCTTCAGCAACAAATGTATTAAGGAAAAACTATGGCTGGATATGCAATGGATTTAGGTGAGGCTGGCTCTGAGTATGCACAAGGTGTCACAATGCCTAGTGCAACTGAGCTAGGTGCATCTGCCCAAGCGATAGAGGGTATAGGTAGGGGTCTCTTCAGTGTCATGGATAGCATGGTGTCCTCTGGTAAACAGAAGACACAAGCCTCTATTGACCGTGAGATGTACGGAAGCTTTGCTAAACGCCTACAAGAATTAAAAGGACAGGAAGGTCTTACTCTCAGGTCTTCTGTCAACTCTCTTATATCTGAGTACTCAGCCCAAGGTTTTGAAATTGATGCTAACGCATCTAAGCTTATCAAGATGCAGACAGGTATTGATGTTGATTACCTTAATGTAAACCCTCAGCAAGAAGCTTTGAACTTAGTCAGTAAGAAGATAGCAGAGAACCCAGCTTATTTGATCCTTGCAGAACAAACTCTAGCTGCTACAGGCAAACCGCCCACAGATCAGGACATACTTGTAGAAGCTATCGGTCAAGTGCAGAGGAACGAAGCAGCAGCTTTGTACCTGACTAATTCTAAGAACGTAGGGAGGGCTGAGTTCTACTCCTCTTATCTACCTCAAGCTACAATGGCTCTAGACAATGTAAGAAATCTTGCCTTGATGGGCTTGGATATAGAACTAGCAGGTGGGAACGTTAGCCCTGATAGCATTATGCAATTGAAAGCTAAGTTTGATGTAGTCAAAAGTCAATTCGTTAAACCACCTCTAATTCAAGACGACGACTGGCAAAATGTAAAAAGCCAGATTGATACCTTGGATCAACTTCTAGTCAGACTTGAGACATACGATGAGGAAAGACTAAAGAAAGTTAAAGCTGGTATCATTACTCCTCTGACAGAAGCCATAGCTATGCAAGCTAAGACTATGGAAGACCCAGCAGCAGCCTTTGCTATTCTTAGTAATTTAGATAAGGTGTCTGATATTTGGATGAATAAATATCTTCCAGAACAAATAAAATTATCTAACGAAATCTTACCTAATAACGTAGAGTTTACTTCTCTTCCTGTCTTCCCTGAGTTAGCTCAGCAGGTCAGCCAGAACGTAGAAGAAGCTACACTCACGCCAACAGAAGTTCTTCACACTCAGGAATCTATTGCAGCAGCAGAAAAGAGAAAACCTAAAGACCGTAAGGAAGCTATTGACTTTGCCTACCTCAATCAGGTATCTCTATTCACACCTGACACAATGGCTGAAGACTTTGCTAGAGAAAACTTTGTCAGAGGCTTAGAGATCATCTCTGTCAATATGATAACATCACCTAATATTATAGATGATGCAACTATAGCTAAGATATTCTCAGAGGATACCTTTAATAAACTAAGGAAACTCAAGCAGTACGATAATGATGCCTACTTGGTAACTAAAGAACGTATAGCAAATGCGTTACGATTCCAGAAAACAGCGCAAGCTACAGCAGTTCAGGGTGCACTGAAAGACCCTGAAAATAGATTCCTGACTGTAGGTGACCAAGGTCAAGTTATGCTAAATGAAGAGGCTATTGCTACTGCTTATCCAACAGGTGAGAAAGTCCTCTTCAAAGTAAAAGACTTGGCTAATACTTACTATAACAATGATCTCATGGAGATGTATAGAGATTTAGGCCGCAAGATTCCTATGGAAACAAGACGTGAGTTCAAAGGAACAAGTCTTGACTTTGCTCGAATAAATGAGGCAGTTAGAAAAGCTGACAAGCTTATGTCAGGTGTCACCAAATACGATGAACTCCTACGTAGACTAGGTGCTCCTACTGAGGTACCTACGGCTGGTGCAGACTATACAGAAGATAATCCTTATACTTTCTCAGGTCAAACAGACGAAGAACAACAGGTTGAGTTCGATCAACTACCTGCTGACAGTTGGTTTATTGATCCTGATACTGGTATTTTGGCACAGAAGTGAGAATATAATGGCCTCTTTCATACAAAAAGCTAAGACACTAAAACCTCAAGGTATAGGTCTTGTTGTTCAACCACCTGAAGCTATGCAACAACCCACTGCGGATCAAGGTGTTATACCTAGTCCTGTTCCTTTGGCTAAAGTTAATAGAACACAGGAGTTACCTAAGGTAGCTGCACCACAAATGGCTCAACAGAGTGGGGATATTATTCCTACACCCCCTTGGTCAAGCCAGCCATTACCTGCGGCGTCTCCTCAAGCCCCAGCTATATCTACTCAAGCACCACAAAGACAAGCAGATACCTCTCAGATTGACCTGAAAAATTTAATTAGAGCTACTCTAGCTGAAGTGATGGGAACCTCAGGCACACAGCCTATGCAGAACTCAGCACTTCTTCAACCACCAGTTCAGACTGAGGCTCTTGATCAGCTAACAGATGTAGCCAGAGAAGACCCTGACTTCCAATTCAAGCAATCCTTTACGCCAGCAGAGGAGAGACCTGCTGAATTAACTCAAGAGGAAGTACTAAGACCTAGGACTAGACCTGAACCTGAAATCTCTAGTTTACGTCCTAGAGCTAGACCTGAGGGTATTCAGCCTATAACAAAACCAGAAGTTCAAAATGTTATTGATATTCTACCTACAGGATTAGATGAGTCCGTTCAAGATAAACTTGAAGATAGCCCCCCAAAAACAACAGGAGATGTTAACTTAGCTATTTTTGATTCTGCTACTTGGGATGGAACTATCCCAGAAATTAAAAAGGGTGAAAATTTCATAGAGTATTTTGCTAGAAGTGGGCTAATAGGGGCTGACGAAAAAGACCCAAGATTTATAGAAGCTTATAAAAACTTTGGTATGGGTCTTGACCCCAGTAAAACACCTTGGTGTGCTGATTTATTAGGGAGTCTGATACTTAAATCAGGAGGAAAATTAACTGAAGGGGCTGTACAATATAGAGCAGGTTCTCAAAACTATGAGTTCATTGGTGATGATGTCTATAACCACAACCCAACTACAGGTGAAACATATTTCGGAAGCCCTTCTGATGTGAGGGCAGGGGATATTGTGGTGTTTAACAATAGACAAGATGGCACACGTCAAAAAAACGGAAACTTTAAGTATCCTAGTCAGGCCCTCAAGAAAGGGCTTGGATTGGGCCATGTCTCTGTTGTCTTAGATATAAAAGAAGATGGCACTATTATAGCCATAGGTGGTAATCAATCTGCTGGGGCTACGTCTTATGTAACAGGAACAAAATCTACAGGAGGTATAAGGGTTTCAGAGTATACTCCTGAAGTTATGAAAAACAATTATAAAGGTGGTTTTAAAATAAAAAGATTAACTGATACCTCCTTATCTCAGGCTGACCCAGAGCTAATAGCTTCTATAACAAAGAACGCTGGAATAGCTGGTACTGGACAATGAGGTTTCTTATAGCCATACTCCTATGCCTAACACTTAGTGCTTGCCTTAATCCCATGTCTCTCCTTGGGGGTGGCGGTGGTGGACCTACTGTTAACGCAAACACTCAGGTAGGTAAAGAGAATAACCAGTCAGCTATAGACCAAAGCAGAGACATCGAAGCTGAGAACGTACAGGTAGACGAGTCCAAAGGTTCATTCAATCTGGCTGGTTCAGTAGATAGTGTCAAGGTCTTGAACCAAGACATACCCACATGGGTCATACTTATGATGATCCTAGGGTGGATGCTTCCATCCCCTATAGAGATATGGAGAGGGTTCCTTAAAACTATAACATTTGGAAGATACCGTGGCTAAGATAGACAAATCAAAGATGAAGTGTAACAGCCCGAAGCGTCAGGTTTCAGGCGGTAAGAAGTTTGTTGTCAAAGCTTGTAAGGACGGCAAAGAGAAGATCATTCGCTTTGGGGATGCCAATATGAAGATCAAGAAGAACATACCAGCCAGACGCAAGAGCTTCAGGGCTAGACACAATTGTGACACAGCCACAGATAAGTTCACAGCTAGATACTGGTCATGTAAGAAATGGTAAACACAGGTCTACTATCGTATCTACCTCTACCTAGGATGCCATTCGACACACATGAGACTGTTGTCTTCCAAGATACTACACCTAAGAATAGGGTAGTAGAGGAATCTAAGGCTGCTGTAGAAGCTAAGGCTCAGAAGTATAAGCACGAAGAAGCCTATACTTATCATCCTCACAACATGAACAAGGTACCACAAAGAGTAGGTGAGAACGTAGACTTCATAGTGTGGGGATGATATGGACCCGTTAACAATTTTTGCTGGCGTCAAGGCAGGGATAGCTGCTGGCAAAGAGATAACCTCACTTGCCAAAGACTTGGGTGCTCTTTTCGATGCTATAGATGGTGCCAAGAAGGACCATGACAAGAAGAAGAACAGTCTCTTCTCGTCAGCTAATGAAGAAGCCTTAGACACTTTCGTTAAACGTAAGCAAGCCGACGATATAGAAAATCAACTTAGAGAAATAGTCATAGCCACTAGAGGATTCTCAGCTTGGCAGGAGTTGATAGAGCTACGTAAAGAGATCAGGGTCAGACGTAAGAAAGAACAAGAAGAAAGAGAGAAGAGAAGAGAGAAACTCTGGGAGAATATACTCCTCTTTGGTCTGGTAACTCTCCTTGTTGTCTTCACAGGTGGTCTAGCCTTGATTGTTCTTCTAGCTTACTTAGGTAAAATATAATGGCTCATACTGTATTAGATGACTGGAAGGTTCTGCCCCGCCTGATGATGCTAGTCTTCACTGTCATGAGTTGGAGAGTTGTTGAGTGGTTCATGCTTTTGCCTGACCCCACAACACAACAGACTTCACTGGTGTCAGTGTGCATGGGTGCAGCCACGGGAGCCTTCGGCATCTGGATGTCAAAAGAGGTAAAGTAAATGGCAAGTAGTCCTAAACCAAACAACCCTAGTCTGTGGTCTAGAGCCAAAGCAGAGGCTAAGAAGAAGTTCAAGGTCTACCCCTCAGCTTATGCAAATGCTTGGGCTTCCAAGTGGTACAAGTCTAAGGGTGGAACATGGTCAGGTAAAGACAACAGAGTAAGGAAGAAGTGATGGTGTACAAGAAGCAAAAGACACCTACTAGATTTGCACCTAGAAAACTTGGTGATGTTCCTGTAGAACAGAAGTACATCAAGAAAAAGAAACCTAAGCCTAGGGTCTACAAGGACAAGCAGGGCTACACTGTGATAGATATTCCAACGTCAATAACTAAGAAGTTGTAGAGATTAAGATGGCTAAGGGTGGCTTAGGTAAATGGTTCGCTGAAGAGTGGACAGATGTCAAGACAGGTAAACCTTGTGGACGTAAGAGTGCCAAGGGAAGCAAACGTCCTTACCCTGCGTGTAGACCTAAGGCAGTAGCAGGTAAGATAACAAAAAAAGAGGCCAGCAAAAAGACTGGCCCCAAGAGAGTGAAGTGGTCAACGACAGCTTCAGGGAAGAAACGAACTTAGGTTTTATTTTTTCTAGGGTTTACCTTAACAGGAACACATTGGACATCTGTTATGTAAGCACCAGCAGGGGGTGGCATGACAGCTACCATTAAGGCAGCATCCTTTATGCACTCCTCTTCAGTAGAAACTAAACGTCTCTGGAAGATAATTCCACACCCTTGATTAAGTAATGGGTCACCTTCTATTAATCCACAGGCAACTGCCAGTGCTACAAACATAGTCTCCATATCATTTAGCCTCCATCTCTTCTACTAATCTGTTAAGGTACCATTGTGCTTTCTTCAAGTCCTCTAAAGGTTTTCCTTTATATCTGTATCGGTGAAGGTATTTCTTAGTGTTACCCTCTAGGTATCCCATGAACATCATAAAGTCCATGTTGTCTTTCATGTACTCTATACACTCAATAGACCCATCTCCATAGTGAGGTGGGTTATTTATTATGTCAGACATTAATTAACTCCGCTTCTGTATAGGGTATATGAAAGAACTTCTCACCTGCGTGGATGTATCTACCCTTAGCTTCTCTCAAACCCTCTTCAGTTAACTGTGTGTCCTTGATTCTCCATACTTGCTTCAGGTCTTTACTGAAGACATAGAAGTTTAAGACACCCTTCTCATCTTGATATTTAGCTAGCAGTCTTTTCTTTCTCTCTGGAATCCTGATCTCCTTCCAAGTGGTAGGCCAGCTATCAGTCCATGCTGTCTTTACCTCAGCCTCACTGTAGTATGTGTACCCATCCTTCTGTGATACTACGTCTACGAAGTAGTCTTCATCTGAAGAGATAATGGTGTGGCCCCTCTCAGAGAGAAGGGTCACCAGTTTATCCTTAGCTGTCTGATCGTACAGATCATAAGCTTCTTTGCTAAACTTTCTTTTAGTCGGCATTCACAACTTCCTGTACGGTCTCCCATGTTGTCTCAGCAACAGGTACGACTACATCCTCTATCACACCAAGTGATACCAAAGTTACAACAAACATTTCTATTAGACCCATGATACTTTCCTTTATGTTAAGTCTACGATTTCACACACATCACCAGAGCAAGCCATCGTTTGCATAGCTACAGTGTTGTCTTCCTTCTCATACTCAGACAGCTTATTCCAATCAATCTTATCTGGCATGAGAGATAATAGCATATTATAGTCACTCTTGCCAATCTCTTGATAAGGTGCTTGCTGATAAGTATGTTCATTGTATGGCAAAAATGACACACCTGACATCTCATCGAAGTGTTTATGCACGAAGGCTCCTACCTCAAACCACTCATCAGGTCTGACATTGATAGTGACAGATGGTTTGTGTTCACACCAGTGTCTCTGATAGGTGAGCCAAGTCTCTAGTTGTTCTATCGCTGTCAGGTCAGAGGTAACAACGGCTCCATCTGGTGACTTGATAGGGAACGAGAAGACAGTAGTGTTAGTTGGCTTCATTACATCTGGTTCGTTAGGGATACCCATGTCCTTCATGAAGGAGGTAAGGGGGTCTTTGTTATCGGCTCTAACGGTTCTAATGTAATAATTCGAATACCGTGCGTGTATTCCTGAGGCACTGTCAACGAGTTGTGAGACTGTTCCTGATGGTTTAACACACGTAATAGCAACACTAGGGTTAACGTCAAGCTTACTGCTGACGTCAATATTAGTATCAACTGCAACCTGTCTAAGGTGCGCAAGAGTTTTTGGTAGACCATGATTCTTACTCGTTAGTAGAGGGTTATCCATTATCCCTGTGAGTGACACACCCAACAGGCGTTCTTCTTCTGTATTTCGCTGCCACACCTTTCGCAAGTATGGGAAGTGGGTGTAGACAGATTGAATTGTTCCCAGAACTGTTGCAATACGTACCTTTCGCTCAAGGTCTTCGATAGTATCTGTAGCCCTGACCACAACTTCAGTGAGATTACAGAACTGATATGGACGTAGGATAATCTCTGAGCAAGGATTAGTTCCGAAGTCATAGTCAGGATCACGTCTGCCATACTTCTCAGCTTGTTTCTTAGACGCTTCACGATTGAATACTCCTCGTTCTCCACTGCCTGATTCTACTAAGGCCATCCATTCTCTCATGAATGAGACAGCATCTGGTTTGTCTGTATAGCTCACACTGTTGTTAGCCAAGGCTCTCTGTGGGTTGTTCTCCCACCAAGCACCTGACTTAGCGTGACGCATACGGTCATCTGATAGGTTAGACAAAGAGATCATTGCTGATCTGCGTACACCACCCACAACTACGATCTCACCTACCTTACACATGATGTCATGACACTCAATGCTAGACAGCTTGCGTCCTTGAGCATCCTTGAATGTCTTGATAGTAAAGTTGAAGAGATCAACGAGAGGTGCAGGGCCACTGGCTCTACCCCCGAATGTCTTTAGTCTAGCACCAGCAGGTCTGACTTTAGATATATCCCACTGAGGGATTTCACCAGCCCAGAGGAGAGCCAACAATTGTCTGAACGCCTTAGCCCATCCCTCCTTGCTGTCCTTCACAACGATAGTGGTATCGCTTTGGAAGAGAGTAGGGATTTCAGGGAGCTTACTGACGTACTGCCTCTCGACACTAAAGCCAACACCAGTACCACAGAGAAGGATGAACATAGCCTCATCGAAGGACTTAGGGTCATCTACGGGTAGGTAGCTACAGTTGTACATACAGGTGTTGTCTCTCTTAGAGGCTGGACCTGCTGTCATCATTGACCGCATAGATGGCATGACCTCTAGGCTTAGGATAGCATCCCGTATTGACTTTGTGTATGAGTCCTCCCCTAGTTTAGGGTAGACAATGTTCTCCATGTATCGTTCTACTGTGTCTTCCCATGACTCACGGCCCTTACCATCGAAGTACTTTGCGTACCTTGATTTGTGTATGAACTCTTGGTAATCTGTTGGTAAATAGTTGTTCATCTTTTATCCCCTGAACCTCCTAGTGTGCCTCGTTTCTGTCTGTCTTCTAGTTTCTTTAAGTTATCATATGCTATGTCTGACAGATTGAAACCTAAGTCTTTAGCTAAGATAGCTAGATACCATAAGACATCACCTAGTTCTTTAGCTATGTCATCACGATCAAACTTATTGTCTCTTAGTATCTTCTTTACTTTGTTAGCTACCTCACCTGCCTCGCCTACCATACCTAAGGTAGGATACAGTATAGCACAGCTAGCTGGATAGATAGCTGTACTCCTAGCTTTCCTTTGGTATTCATTAAGTGACATCTCATGGCTGTTATAGTATTCAAAGGCTTCTATGTCTGTCTCGTTTATCATTCTTCCAGTCTTCTCCACTCTTCTATTTCTGCGTCTAGATTAAAGTAATCTTCTAAGTCTATCAACCCTTCTTCTACTAGGTACTTGATGACAAAGGTATCCCTTATGTCGTTCTCTTCTAGAAGAAACTGTAGATCATAGTTCTCAGCAAGAGCAAGTATTTTACTCTCTTCGTCTAGCATTGTCAAGTACCTTTCCTTTCTTTTATCCACTCAAGAGGTATTTCTTCTTTAGCCCATTTGAAACCATGCTTATCACACCAGCCAGCATATGTTGTCTTTGATCCTTTGTAAAGCTTAGAGTTAGGATTAGAGAAAACAAATCTAATGTCCAAGTCAGGGTGTTGCTCTTTTATCATCAAGTGTTTCTGTCTGTCAGATGTGATGAATCTTCCTTTAGTTTCTACTATGATTCCGTTAGCCAGTATAAAGTCAGGTGTGTAAGTTCTGTATCTCAGGTCTTGCCATCTTATTTTTAGTTTCTCGTATGTGAACTTTACCTTGAGTTTCTTTAGGTACTTGGCTGTGCGTTCCTCTAGCCCTGATCTGAATCGCATTTGGGTGGTTCCCATATCTGACCCTCGAACCTACGCAGCCAGAGAAGCTTACCGTTTTCTATTACTCTGTCTTCTTCTCCACCGTAACTACGCAGACAAGCCTCATACATATCAGCCTCCTCTTCGTAGTCCTCAAGTATCTTCTCAGCTTTCTTTGGGCCTATACCGTACAGACCTATGATGTTGTCAGCCCTATCACCTGTGAGTATCTGGGAGTAGAAGAACCTGTTACCCTCTACCTCTGATACCTTAGAGAAAGACCTACGGTTAGGGTTGAAGTGTCTGCAAGGTAGCTGCATCATGTCTTTGTCCACTGAGATAACGATACAGTCAGGCCCGTATTGAGTAGACCAGATTCCTATTAGATCGTCAGCCTCTTCACCGTCTGACACGATAGCATCCCACTGTTCTATCATGTGTTGACGTACACTTTGGAGATGCTTGGGTTTCTCTGCGTCTTTCCTGTTGCCCTTGTACTCATGGGTGGTGGCTATGTCGTACCTGAAGTTACCCTTGCCTGTAAGGAATACTTGGAAGTCCTCCTCACTTACTTCCCACATGACCTTGTTCAGGGAGTCCTCTAGGAGTTCATCTACTTTGTCAATTGCATCCTCTATGTCATTGTCTTCACAGGAGAATGCTGCACGATAAGCAAAGGTATCTCCGTCTATAAGAACTTGTTTACTCATCTTGCTCCTCATCTTTATTGTATCTGATGTGATCCTCTATGAAGTCATACACTAACTGCATATCCATCTTAGCTGCTGCACAGTACATCACTAGCTTCAAGCCTTCCTCTGTGAGTAACCCACGGGCATGTGCATCCATGTGAAACTTAAATGTTGCACTACCATCTTCGTGTTCTTCTACGGTCTCGACACCAATGATACCTGCGTCTTTATTCATCATTGTTCTCCTCGTACCCAAACTTATACTCTGTCAAGCCATCTGTCAATGCTGCCCATGATATAGGAAACAGCTTACGCATTCTGTCACTGATTTGTGTAGCAACTTCTCTTGTCTCCGCTTGTGTATCAGAAGCACAACGCAGGTTACACATATCAGCAAAGGCATCAAGGCTACCTGACCAGTACCACTCAGTCATCATCGACTGTGGTAGGACCATACGTGCTTGCTCTGGGCAGACGCCTTCATCTAATAACTGACTATACATAAAGAGTGAATCAAGTTGAAGATTACAGGCGTTTGAGTTTGTCTTAACTTCACCCTCACTTCCTTGCTTCTTATCTTTAGCACGTCCTCTCCATGTCTTTGGTTCGTAAAACTCAGGCTCTTCATCCACATACCTACGGCTGATCTCGTTCCAGCGTAGGAACTTATGTTTCACAAGTTGACGTGCCACAAAGATAGGAGCCTTAACGTGGAAGCTGGCAAAGCAATGACCAAAGGGAGACATGTGTTTGTGCTCTGCCAGATACCAGATTAGTTTCTCATCTTTGGCTGTTGTATATGTGTTACTGGACTTCTTGCCGAAGGACACTCTTGCAGCATTAACGACAGTAATATCACTGCCCATGTAATCCATCAGGGTTGCTTTAATCATTCTATACTGTCTTTACCTTTGTGTTTTTCTTTACGTACTGGCTTAGGTTTCTTCTTGTCAGGCACAACCCTAGGCTTGTACTTGGGTTGCCTCAAGTCCCTAGCCATTGGGTTGCGCCTGTTGTTCATCTTACCAACGATCTTCCATCTCTAGTTCTTTGTAAGGTACGTGCTCAATGATACCTACCTTCTCAAGACGGACAGAGGCAGTTGACCCCTTGCCGTAGATAGAAATCTTGACCTTGGCTTTAGTGCCGTTGCCAAGTGCACCGTCTTCGATGTAGTCCCAAGGTGTATTTGTTGTACCCTTGGTGACAGATGGTGCTCCACCGAAGTCATCAATACCTGATGGGTGTACATTAGGACGCTTGAGTTTCATACCCTTACGTCCACCTGCTGCATCGAAGGGCTTGATCATCTTGTTACCCATTGACTCCTCAGGGAAACCTAGCTCAACCATCTTGTTAATCTCTTCGTCATCCTTAGGAACGAAGACAGTATTGAACTGGCCTGAGGTGCGTTCATGGTACTCAGAGTCATCCATGTTGTCTGTGTGCAGACGGGCATAGTAGAGTTCACCCTCGAATACACCGTACTTAGTTTTAGAAGCCATCAGAATCTCCTTTGCTGGCTGTTGATCGGTTCATCATATACGTTATTACCTGTATTGTCAAGACAAAAATTACAGGTAACAGTGCAAAAATAAAGTTAAAGATTATCAATGTGTATCTCTCCAAGATTTACCTATGTCAGTTGACCCAGCTAGAGGACAGACCATGTTGAAGTTCTTACCTGCATCAACGATAGCTTGACGTTGTATCTCACCTAGTAGTTCAGCATCCTTGTATGGTCCTGTCACTTCTGTCTGCCACTCATCGTGAGGCCAAGTGACTAGCTTGAAGTTAATCCATTGACGTTTAGCTTTGTATGTCCAGTCAAGTGCTGCGTGTTTCATGATCACAGCCTCACCATTCTGTAGCATACCTGCCAAGGTCTTGTGCTCAGATGGTACTGGCACCTTGCGTCCATCCAACCCAATGAAGTACCCTCGCTTTGCTATGTGAGGTATGATCTTCTTCTTGAGGTTAGCTAACCCTTGGATAGACTCCATGAAGTTATCGACTGCTTGTGTTGCCTCCTTGTTTGATACGTTAAGAATCTGACTGATCTTGCCTGTACCTGCACCTAGCAGAAAGGCATAGATGAAAGTCTTAGCCATGTCTCTTGTTACATGTGACATACCTAGAGCCTTACGGTTGAGGTTGTGTATGTCAGTCTCGTCCTCCTTCTTACCTGACACGATAGCGTTAACATACTCCTCTGAGTTCATCAGGTGAGCTAGCACCCGTAGCTGTATGCCCTCAGCGTCTGTGCCTACCAGCCAGCTATCCTCAGGCACGGTCCATAGTGCTCTGAACTGACCGTCATACTTAGCCTTCACCTCCTCTACTGCTGACTTAGGTGTGCCATGAAACTCAGCAGGGATGTTAGCTTGGTTGGGTGCTCTGTGAGCCATGCGTCCTGTCCATGCACCAATGCCCATGAACTGCCCATGAATACGAGAATCGTCACCACAGTGGCCCAGCCACTCCACCAGTGAGGAACGTCTACCCTCAAGGGTCAACCACTCAGTTAAACGTTTGGCTCCTGTAGGGGCTGTCTCAGGCAGTGTGCTAAGGTTAGTCTCAGATAGAGTCCACCCGTACTTAGCAAACTTAGAGCCTCTATCTTCGGTTCTGTTCTCTGTCATACTCAATGTGTCCTTTGGTTTTGTCCACTGGTTTCCAACCTGCATCCCATAGTCTTTCGATACGCATCTTAGGTGACGATGGTTTGAACTTGACCCAATCCATACAGATAAGCTGGGCTGGGAATGTATCGTAAACCTTTGTCAACTCCCCATCTGACTTTTTCCTGTACAAAATACGATTGACTTCTTCTAGTTGGGGTGGGAAGTCCTCTTGGAAACCATCCTCTAGTTCTGCCATACGCAGTTCAATCTCATCTAGCAGATGCTCTGCCTTCTCCTTGTCGAAGAAGAAACCATTGTTGTGCATCTCCTCACATAGAATCTGAATGTCGTGCTCCACCTTGATAGCTTCTTGTTGTGTCTGATCCTTGAGTACAGGTAGGAACCTCTGGTATAACTTGACAGTGACAGCTACGTCCTGATGACAGTAGTCCACCATCTCCTGAGAGAACTTAGAGAAGTCATTGAAGTCCATCTTGAAGTCAGACAGACGCTTACCCCAAGCCTTCAGTGAGTGCCCACCTTGCAGGTTGTAGTCAATGAAGCGAGATACAACAAGAGTATCCAGTACTTTACTAGGGTCAATCCTCTTGCCTAGCAGTCTGTTAATCACAGGTACATCAAAAGCAATGCCATTGTGAAACACAAAGAGATCAACAGTATCACAGAAATTAGCAAAGTCTATACCCTCTTCTATTATTTTGTCTGGATTGTGAAACTCGTAGGTCTCACCTGTGTTGACATCCTGACCACAGATAACCCAGATGCGACTAGCATCTAGAGTGTCTGTCTCAATGTCCATAGCTACAACTTTAAGTGTCATCTTTAGAGAACCCTATTTGTATTACAGTCAAAGGCCACAGCAGTGACCAGAATAATTGTCTTCGTTTGTCTATCTGATCGTACTTATCCAGTAGATGAAAGACAGCACCCACATGCAGGTAGTGCAGAGCTACACCAAAGGCATAGATGACACCACACAGGGTAGGCCATAGGCTAAAGTAATCCATACTTCTCTTTCATTGTGAACGAAGCTGTGTCAAACGAAAGCTGACCTGCGTAGCCTGTCGGACCTACTGGTCTGTTCTTGGTGACCAGAAGCTTCGTTGTGTTACGTTCATCTGCATCCTCTGCCATCTTGTTTCGTTGCAGTTCGACAACAACGGATGCTCTCTGTTCTATCATGCGGCAGTACTTGACAGCCCCATCATCATTGGTGTGACCAATAGTTATGATACCTACGTTCAACTCAGCAGCTAGCTTGGATAGCCTGACAGCTAGGTCAGCTAGGAATTGCTCTTTGCTTTCTTCTCCTGACATGTTGGCTGCTATGTCCTGTATAGGTTCAAAGAATATGTACTGCACACCACATGCCTGAGAAAGATACCTTATATGATTAAGGATTTCAAGAGGGTCATCCTCGTCATTGAGAAAGAATTGGTATAGCCTTTCATCTTTAGTCAGTTCAGTGATAGCCTCTTGTACTTGACGGTCCAGTCCTTTCTCTTGGATCAAGTCCTTTCGTGTTACGTTCTCTCCTAGTTTGTATGACACCAGACCTAGGATGCTGCGTAGCTTTGTCTCTTCCATGTGCCAAGCTGCAATGCGTATCTCTGGGTACTTACTCAAGAGTCTGTACTCTAGGTAGCGCATGAACTCAGTCTTACCTATGCCTGTCTGTGCTTTGAACAGAGTGAAGTGTCCTTGCATCAGGCCCATGCACAGGTCATCGAAGTCTTGTACACCTGTCTCTACGTAGACGTGTTCCTCTGATGTACTGTACAGCTTTAGGAACTGGTCAGGTGTATTAATGATATTCTCAGGTGTGTACTTCTGTGCGTTGAACCAAGCGTGGTAGTAGGAATCTCGTTCACCTGCCTGAAGAAACTCATTGGCATCCTTGTACTTGTCGTGCTTCATCCTGTATACTTTATTAGGGAAGAGGTTAGCTATCTTCTGAGCTACTGCATTCCCTGCGTCATCATGTTCTATTGACAGGACTATCTTCTCGAATGACTTGAGCCATTCAGTTACGTTCTCCCATAGGCGTCTGCTAGGTGAGGCTGAAGGCAATGACACGAAGGCTGAGTTATATCTCTGGTGCTTGCACATTTGGTATGCTGACATAGCATCTAGTTCACCCTCTGTGATCGTGACTATCTTACCTGACCCAGCATTCCATAGGTTCATACCAAATAGTTCATCTGACTTGAGACCCTTAGCTGAGAAATCCTTAGGGAAGTATCGTGTCTTGACACCACCTGAGGGGTAGACGTACTGCTGGTACTTCTCCTCACCGTCACTGTTGAGGTATGTGTAGCACCCGTAGAACTCCATTGTCTCCTTGGATATGCCTCGCATACCTCTGTACACTGCTGTCATCTTCTCAAGGTGTACTACTTGAGGTGCTTGTAATTGCATTTCCTCTTCTCCACTCTCCCAATACTCACAACCAAAGCAGTAGCCGTGACCATCTGAGTACCTAGCTAGGTTATCTTTTGAGAGACACTTAGGGCATGGCTCATGTCCTATGAAGTGGCTGTCTGCTTTGTGGTCTTTCATTAGTGCATACTCTCTCTTCCGAATCCATTCTGAATACTAGTCTCGAACCAGTCTTCAACTAGCCTGTCCATAATAGACTTATATTGTTCATCTGTCAAGAGGTTAGGGCTGTACTCGTTGCCCTCCTCATCATAGAGATACTTGATTCTGAACTGTGGTTCAATCTCTAGGGTGATCTCAGGTGGCAAGTCTTTCCATGTCTCGTAGCATATGTAACCATCTGTCAGGATGTCAGCACATACTGTGAGCCATGTGTTGTCTGTTACCTCTACTTCTAATTCAGCATCAAATGTTTCGTGCATCATTTTATAATTCCTCTTGGCAAAACCCACAGAAGTCATTGTAAGCTGGACCTCCACAGGATACACACGTTCTCCATACTTGTTTCTTTCTTAACGGTTGACCGAATGAGTGACCCACTGGTGGGTTGTTCTCGCCGTAGTTACCGTACTCATCGAAGCTGTGGTTAGCTTCGTACTTCTCCTTTGCTCTCTGTCTCTCCTCGTCTGACATTGGACGAATCATGAGTAGCTTGTCAAGTCTTTTCTTTAAATCCTCAAGTTTATTTTCGTGCTGCTTGATCTCGTACTCTAGGTTTTCTATCTCTCCTGATACACTCATGTCATTTTCTCCTTGACAACCTGATAAGATGGGTGTATAATAGTCTTGCCTTTGGGCAAGGGGCCATTAGTCATATACCCTAGGTCCATCTCCATTCTTAATTCTATCTATTAGGTCTCTTTCTTCTTGAAGTAGAGACTCTAAGTCTTCCTCTAGGAACTCCTCACTCAGTATCTTGTCGGAGTAGTAGTTCTTTGGTGTCTTATTCTTTACTGGTCTTTTCATTAGAAGGGTACCTCCTCATCCTCTGTCTGTGGTATCCACACTATATCATACTTGTGCATGATAATCAAGTATTCTCTTAGGTTACTACCCCACAAATACATCTGTGTATCCTTTCAGTTTCTTTAGTGTGTACCCTGCTAGGATACCTTGTAGGTATACCAAGAAGATAGTCTGACCGTCAACCCCTCTCATGTCATAGCCTACAGATGCTAGTATTCCAACGGTGACTATCATTGAGACCCATGACATAAGAGAGATTGTAAACAGTTTCATTGATTACCCTGCGAAGTTGTGAAGTCTACGTTCTGTCTTCTGGTTTGGTTTGTGCTCAATGTATACGCTACGCTTACCCATGTGAAGTGCTAGCATACATGTTGCCCTCTGTAGTTTGAAGCCACGGCTCAAAGTCTTGCGCTTGCGAGTCAAACCCTTGACGCCTACAAAGTTAAAGCGGAATCCTTGTGTGCCATCATTGAGAGGCTTGGTTGCGAATAGTACGAACATGATGTGTATCTCCTTTGCTGTTCGATTAAGTTAGATCATAGTTTAGTTTGGTTGTCAAGCTTAAATGTTGTGTTCACGTTTCCATGTTGTCCATGTGATAGCTTGAAGCTCATGAGGCTTGACGCCTACTCGTTTTGCTGCCTTGACATATGCCACCTGCATTGTACGATATAGTTTCTTACCCATGTTTGTCTTGTCACTGGTCAGTCCTTGACGTATCCCAAGTGCTATGTTGTAGGCATGACCGTCAATGGTGACTTCATCGAGTCCTCTTATGTTAGAATAGAATGACCTGATTTTCTGCCCATTAAGTCTGGTCAGTATGTCTTCATCCTCTGTCAGGTCGTCTTCTAGGATAGACCAAGCCTTAGCCTTCATTGTGTTGTAGCATGAGACCTTGAAGTCAGTTAAGTCTTCCCCTTCTACCCATGCCTGTATCATACGTTCCGTATCCTTGACGTTTCTCTCCCACCTATTGTTAGGTGACAGTGCAGCCATGACACCTATGACAGTGTGACGGTGAATGAGGTACTTGGTTGATATTACCTTGGCATATCTTGCGGCTCTATCGTACCACTCTAGACCATTGGCAACGTCATCTGCGGTTGCCCTACGGTATACTTTGAGTATGTTCCTTATGTGTTGTGTTGTCATGTTACCAGTCTCCTATTGCCATATCACGTATTGCAGCTAAGATACGTTCTGGAGTATATAGAGCCTTGTCTGGAGTTTCAAAGATATTGTCTCTCTTCAACTCTTCAAACATTACCTCTGCTGCAACAAAAGGCTTGAATAGTCTGATATTCTCCTGTGCCATGTTATACAGGTTTTCATCATTGTTGATCCACAAGGCTACGTTCCACGTTTCCCAATCTTTCCATCCATTGTATGCCATAGTTTTACTCCTTGAGTTGATTGACAGAGATACTCTAAGTAAGTACCTTTGTCAAGCAACTAGACACACTCACCCCAACTTTGACGGGTTGATTCAAGTCACCGTACTACAGCCCCGATTTGGACTCTGTCCTTGGCAAGTCTTTTGTGCCTAAGTTATCTTTAGTCTTTCAGACAGTTTAGAGTGTGTCAAGCACTTTCTTTAGTTTTTTGTGTGGTCTTTTATATCTTGCCCGAATACGTAGACCACAGACGCTTCAGACAGTTGCCCTATTTCTAGTACCGTATAGGGACGGTATTCTGTATTGTGCAAGTCTCTTTCAAGAGTGCTGATCGCTTAGGACTCTGAAACTCTGCTAGGTCTTACCTTGTGCGATTGTTTCTTGTCGCTGTCGATGAATACAGATAAGCACAAGAAAAACAAAACCACAAGAGAAAAAAAGGATAGCTCCAGTTAATCCAAACGGATAGGTCCAGTTTATATTATAATGAGTAATAAAAACCAATAAGATCAGAACCTAGAAAATTATACCAAGGGATAGACAAGGATGATACCAAAGTATGTAATGTTATCAATGGGGTAGCATTGGTGAGACTAAGGTATGTGCATTTCCCATATGCAATACCTAAGCTATACCAAAGCTGTACCAAAGCCAGCCAAGCAACACCAAAGGATAGCCAAGGTAAGACTAAAGGGTAGGGTACCCAACTTTTTGCTGTATCCTTAGGGGTAGCCAAGGGGGGCCACGGGGCATCCGCCTGTATGTACAATGCACCTACAAATTTTCTCACTAAAATTTTCCACATGCAAAAAACAAAAGCACACCAAGGTTTTACCCAAAGTGTGCTCTACAACCATACATAGGCTGATCTGTAGTTGTCCTTAGTTAGCTAATAAGAATAATAATACTATAAGTAATATATACTCCCCGTAACTACCAAAGTTATTATACCATACTTTGTCTAACTTGTCAAGCTTTACCTTACGTAAACTAACTTTTTTTTATTTTATTGAAATTAATGCTTGACATTTGTTTTAAAGTGTGGTATCATTCTATCTATGATTATTTTTATGAAGAGGCATGAACCATGATGTTTTCTCCTAGACAACTAAAGAATGCCAGTGGTAAGTTCTTCACTAAGAGTCTCTTCTATGAGTTATCTTACATACAACCTAAGCATTCAGTCTTTACCCTTAAAGACCAAGACATAGAGTTCGAAGGCAAACCTTTAGTTTCTTTTCCTAAACTTTATCTAGCTTTAGTGTCAGGTGATCCAACTGAGTACGAGTTCTCTCAAGTAGTCTTTGGGTCATGGGAGCACTGGCAAGCTATAGCTAAGTCACCTTTCGTTAAACCTTACATCACTAAACTCCGCAAGGAAGTAGAGGTAAAGGTGAGGTCAGACGCTATCAAGGCTATAGCTGAGGAGATGAAGTCAAACGGAAGGAGTTCCTTTAGTGCAGCTAAGTTACTCTTAGAAAAGGGTTGGCTAGATAAAGAAACAGCATCTAAAGCTAAACAAAAACTAAAAGAAAAAGAAGAGGAAGAGATGAACAAGGAAGCTCTGTCTCTCCTCTCAGAGGATGCCAACAGACTAGGGATCAAGGTAAACTGATATGGCTAAGAGACCATCTATAACTAACATAGCATCTGGCTTTACATCGACGACAACACTTAATGCTAACTTTCAATCGTTGCAAGCTGGGTTCGATAATGTTATCTCTCTAGATGGTAGTACACCTAATGCTATGCAAGCTGACCTAGACTTGAATGGTAATGCTCTCCTGAACGTAAATGAAATATACGTTAATGGAACGAACATCCTCAATATTCTAGATAATGTAACCGTAAGTACAGCTTCACCTTCAGGTGGCAACGATGGTGACATCTGGTTCAAAGTAAGCTCGTAAAGGAAATACAATAATGGCGGCTCTATCCGATCACGCAGAAAACTTAGTGCTTAACTGGTTGATGACTTCAGGGTCAGCAACTCGTCCTACAGCTTGGTATGTAGCTCTCTATACCTCTGCACCTAACGATGCAGGTGGTGGTACTGAATTGTCAGGCAGTGGCTACTCACGTCAATCTGTAGCGTTTACTACAGCCTCAGGTACAGGTGGTACAACATCTAACTCAGGTGCTGTGACATTTACAGCAGCAGGGGGAGACTGGGGTACAGTAACTCACATGGGTATTCACGATGCAGCATCAGCAGGTAATCTTATCTGGCATGGTTCTTTAGCTGCATCTAAAGATATATCAGACGGGGATACCCTTGAGTTTGCTATCGGTAATATCGACTTGATTATAGCCTAAGGTTTAAGTTGTGTCTCAGGGCTATCGTATCACAGAGGCTGGTGACCTCAGGGTATCTGAAGCCAGCGAAGACAGAATAACAGAACAGTTCGAAGTAGGGGAGGTTTCTCTATCTGCTTCTGGTTCTTTGTCTGGTGATGCAGACGCAAAGCGTCAAGCATCCTCTAGCTACACAGCAACTGGCTCAGTTAGTTTTACAGGTACACTAAAAGCTAAAGGTTCGACAAGCCTAACATCCACAGGCACACAAACAGCAGATGCCGATTTAAAAGCTAAGGGTGTAGTATCTCTAACAGCTACTGGTTCACAGGTCTCCCTAGGCATACGTAAGAGACCTGCCTCATCTAGTCTGTCAAGTACAGGTACTATAACTTCAGAAGCTGGCTTTAAGTTTATAGGAAACTTCTCAGGTTCTAGCACTGGTTCTCTAGCTAACTCAGTTGACTACACACTAAGTGGTGTCTTCGATACTAACTTAGAGGGTATCAGACTAACAGAGTCAGGTGACACTAGAATAACCGAAGACGGTGACACAAGAATTACTTTTGGTATTAACCCTAGCATTGTTTATGGAACTCTAGTAGCTCTAGGTACTGAGATTGAGTTCTCAGCTATAGCTTACATAAAAGAAAGAGGAGCTTGGAGAACATTTGATCCTTATGTTAAGTTTAATGATCTATGGGATGAACCTCAAGCAATCTACAAAAAAATCGGTAATAACTGGAAGAGAGTCTACTAATGGCTAACATAAAAATATCTCAGTTGCCAGCAGCTAGTGCAGCTTCTGGTACACAAGAGTTCGAAGTAAATGACAGTGGTACATCTAAGAAAGTAACAGGTGCTCAACTTCTGTCTTACATTGATAACAACCACACCCACACACTATCTGAAATCACAGACGCAGGTACAGCAGCAGCATCAGCTAGCACTGACTTCGAACCTGCTGGCACAAGTGTTGCTTTAGCAATTGCGTTAGGATAATCAAATGGCAAATACATTCAAAGTTGTAACCAAGGCAGGGGTAACAACGCTTGACGACATCTATACTGTAGCTGCCTCTACAACCACAGTTGTTATTGGTCTGGTCTTAGGTAACACCACAGGCAGTCAGGTAACAGCTACCGTCACCCTGTCATCCGACACGGCAGGTCGTGCAGGTAACAACGATGAAGCAAACCAAGATGTAGAGATTGTGACTTCAGTACCTATTCCAGCTAATTCATCTCTGTCTGTGTTAGATGGTAAGATCGTCATGGAAGCAACAGACATCCTTAAAGTCTCAGCCTCTGGCGCAACTGATGTTATCCTGAGTATCTTGGAGCAAACCTAATGAGCGGTTACTTAGGCACAAAAGCTGTTCTCCTCAGCACAACCAGCGCAACCGTTGGTGGAGATAGCACAGTCGGCGGTGATCTGACCGTAGACACCAACACGCTTTACGTTGACAGTACGAACAATCGGGTTGGCGTGGGGACTGCAAGTCCAAGCAATCCCTTTCAAGTTGGCACATCTGATCTGATTGTCGACAGCAGCGGTAACTTGCTGGTGGGTAAGACGAGTGCAAACGGAACAATAGCTGGATGTGAATTAAGAGAAACTGGTAATATAGTAGCTACTAGAAGTGGTGGTAATCCAATTCAATGTCGCAGATTGACTGACGATGGCAGTTTAATTGATTTCCTTAAGGACACTACCGCTGTGGGGAGTATTGGGTCAGAAGGCGGGAACAGCCTGTATATTAACTCAGGCGACACGGGCTTGAGATTTTCGCCCGCTAGCGATGCTATTCTGCCAGCTTCAAACAACGGTGCTGCAAGAGATAATGCAATTGATCTTGGAACATCTGGCGCACGCTTCGATGACATCTACGCCACCAACGGCACCATCCAAACCTCTGACCAAAACGAAAAACAACAGATTGCATCACTGACAGATGCAGAGATGACAGCAGCCAAGGCAATCAGCAAGCTATTCAAAACCTTTAAGTGGAACGACAGTGTTGCTGAGAAGGGTGACGCAGCACGAACACACACAGGTGTTATTGCTCAGGAAGTAGAGCAAGCAATGACTGATGCAGGGTTGAATGCTGGCGATTATGCTTTCTTTATCTCATCTGATTGGACAGACGAAGAAACTGGTGAAGAACGCAACCGCAAGGGTATTCGTTATCCTCAGTTGATGTCATTCATTGGTGCTGCAACAGAACAACGACTGACTTCTATTGAAGCAAGACTAGACGCACTGGAGGGTAACTAATGTCAAGCTATATCGGCACAATACCCACGCCACAGGCTACCCAGACACGGCAGACGTTTACAGCCACGTCAGGTCAGACCACATTCACGACTGTAGGTTTTGTCGATAAGTTTCTCGACGTGTTCCTAAATGGCGTGAAGCTGGTCTATAACACAGACTTTACAACATCAGGCGGCAATCAAGTTGTCCTCACTTCTGGTGCTGCAACAGATGATGTCTTGGATGTTATCTTGTACACTGCCAACACTGACACGGTAAGTAACGGCGGCAGATACAAAGGTGAACGTGGGACTGTGGGGGCTTCGGCAGCGGCTGGAGACATTTTCAGAGTGCATGAACAGCAACTTGATACCAATGTCACAATAGACGCAACTGAGAATGCACTTGCGGCTGGTCCTCTTACGGTGGCCTCTGGCGTCACTCTCACCGTCACAACAGGGGGGAACTTGAGCATTGTCTGATATACGAGTAGATACAATTAGTGCAGCCAACGGGACTGGCCCTGTTACGCTGACTAAGCAGAGTGCTCCAAAAGCACAAGTAAACTTTGACGGTAGCTCAATAGCTATTAACACAGGTAGTTTAAATATTTCTTCCGTCACCGACGATGCTACGGGTAAATACACACCTAATTTTACAAACAGTTTTGATGCTGTTCCAAGCGCTACGGGTGGTATGACTGTTGCTAACTATCCAGGTTTAATGAGGGTCAATCCAGCTACAGGGAGCTGTCAGATTTTTTGTTCAACGTCTTACTCTAGCACTTACCTTGATAGCTCAGATACGTCCATTCAATGTTGTGGAGACCTAGCATGAGTACACTAACGGTCACTAACATCAAAGCCACAGGCGAAACAGCTAGTCGTGCAGTCTCAGGGGTTGCGGCGGCTTGGTGTAATTTAAACTATTCTACAGCATCTATAGCGGACAGCCATAACATTTCTAGCATCACTGATAATGAAGTTGGCAGGTTTTCAGCATCATTTTCTAACGCACTAGCAAATGCTTTATATGCTTCATCTGGGTCTAGTCGTTTTAATTTAACAGATGCGGATATATCTAACAGAAGTGTCAACTACCAACCTGCGTCTGGCAGCGTAAGTATTGTATCTTTTAGAACAGATACAGGTGCTTTAACAGACGATCAGGGTGTTGACAGTAAATTCCACGGAGACTTAGCATGAGTACACTAAACGTATCAAACATCTCCGATGGCACAACAACCGTAGGCACTGGTTATGTCGTCAATGGGTCGGCTAAGGCTTGGGTGACACATGAAGCTGCTACAACTGTGCAAGACAGTCTTAACGTTAGCTCACTAACAGATACTGCGACAGGGAAAACAGCGGTTAATTTTAGTAATTCTTTTGGTGCTAAAAATTATGCTACAAGTATTTGTCAAATGAGGAGTAGCGGGTCTAATTCTGAGTATGAAGACAATGGAATAGCCGGAAACGCTTCTAATGTGAACGTTGTTTTTACAAGCGGTACTTCCTTTGCGGATACCAACCACGCAAGCATTATTTCTATTGGAGAACTCGCATGACGCATCTCTGGGAACGCCTACTAGAAGCCAAGTCACGCTTGAAGCCTGTGCAGTCTAAGTACCGTGTGCTGTTTGAAGACCCACGGGAACCAGACGCCCCTGCCAAGGTGCTTGTCCCTGATCCAAACTTTCTGGCAGCTGGTCTGGCTGGCGGTTACCTCAGTCCAATTGAGACATATCTACGTGACCGTGACGTGCCTGACGGAGAGCCGAAAGAGCATCCATATGCAGAGCCTATTGGTCCCCAAGACGAAGAGACACTTATCGAATATCTCATTCAAAAGGATATCTGTCCAAGCATATGGAGAGACTACCAAGGCAACCGCACGATCCTAAAGATTGTGCCTGTTGAAATGATCCCTTCGGATCGGTCATTTAGAAACGCATGGAGAATTGCACAATGACGACCTATATTAACATCAACGGAGATGTTCGTGATGCAGCATCTCTTACCGTTCCAACAGACCGCACCTTCCGTGGGGCTTGGTCATTCAACGGCAATGCTGTTGAAGTAGACATGGCGGCTGCACGTGACATCCACAAGGACAACCTACGTGCAGAACGTAAGCCACGCCTAGAAGCCTTGGACGTTGCTTATATGAAAGCACTAGAAGCTGGCACAGGTGCGGCTGAGATTGCAACCCAAAAGCAAACACTGCGTAACATCACAAATGATGCACGTATTGCAGCGGCAGCGACACCTGATGCACTCAAGGCATTGGACTTGGCTACCCTGTTGGGAGAATAAGCTATGAGCAAGGCACGACAGTTAGCAGACTTAGGTAACGTCTATGACGATGGTGCCTTGTCGAACAGGAACCGCATCATCAACGGTGCAATGGTCATTGATCAACGCAACGGCGGGTCGGCGGTGACGCCTACTGCTGACGGAACTTATACGCTTGACCGTTGGCAGTCTCAACTAAGCGCATCATCTAAGTTTTCAGTACAGAAAAGTTCAACGGCTCCCGATGGTTTTTCATCTTCAATGCTGATTACATCGCTTTCTGCGTTTTCTGTTGCTAGTGGCTCATATTTCCGCCAAGCACAGGTTATTGAGGGCTTTAATACTGCTGACTTGGGTTGGGGCACCGCAAGCGCACAAGACGTAACTCTGTCATTCTGGGTCCGTTCAAGCCTTACGGGAACTTTCGGCGGTGCGATTAACAACTCTGCTCAAAACCGATCTTACCCTTTTACATACACGATCAGCACGGCAAATACTTGGGAGCAAAAGACCCTCACGATTGCGGGAGACACAAGCGGAACGTGGAACACTAACAACTTAGGCGGCGTTATTGTTTCACTTGGCCTTGGTGTTGGATCAACGTACAGCGGAACTGCTGGAGCATGGGCGGGTGCAACATACTTGTCAGCCACAGGAGCAACCTCAGTCGTCGGAACCAACGGAGCAACCTTCTACCTCACAGGCGTTCAATTGGAAGTTGGCGATTTAAGCACCGCCACCCCCTTTGAGCATCGGTCATACGGGGATGAACTGGCGAGGTGCCAGAGGTATTTTAACCGATATAAAACGGCGGGGGGCTATACGCTTGTAATTCCCTCTATAAATGGTGGAACCGCAAATGCACGTTGCGCAATTGCTTTGAGTACAAAACTTAGAACCACTCCAACAGTTACACCTTCCTCGTCGGACGCTATGGCGATTAGAAATAACGGTAGTTTTACGTTTTATACTTCAACTGCGGTAGGGCTTGGAAGTGAACAACAGGTAGAACCTAATTTTGTAGCTCTTAGCGTAACTGTTGCAAGTGGGCTTACGTCTGCGTCAATAAACCTTCCTTATATAAATACTGACGGTTACATAGACTGTGATGCGGAGCTTTAACTATGAACATAACTAATGCAAAATATGTTAACGATTATATGGGCAATGAGTTAGTTGCAGAAAACTATGCTATTACTGCAACGATAGATGGAGTTGTATGCTCTGTTCCAGTAAACCCCAGCAACCGCCACTACGCAGAGATCATGCGTCAGGTTGAGGCTGGGACGCTTGTGATACAAGAGGCTGACTGATGGCTCCTGAAGAACTTGAAGCAATGTTAGACAGGGCAGCTAAAAAAGGTGCAGCAGAGGCATTGCGTTCTTTAGGATTACACGATGAAGATGCAGCAGGTGATATACGTGATATGCGTAGTTTACTTGACGCATGGAGAATGACCAAGAAAAGTATCTGGTCTACTACAGTTAAGATGGGTACAGTAGCTGTACTAAGCTTTATAGCTGCTGCAATGTGGATGTCTTTAAAGTAAATGTCAGCTTTAGATCAAATAAGAATAGCTGCTGAAGATGATCTGGTAACCTTTATTAAACTTATAGCACCAGAGCAAGTACTAGGGCAATGTCACGAAGATGTCTGCAATTGGTGGACAAGAGAAGACAGTAAGTCACATCAGCTACTTCTATTCCCTAGGGATCACGGCAAGTCACGGCTTATAGCTTACAGGGTAGCATGGGAACTAACCAAAGACCCAACACTTAGAATACTTTATATCTCAGCAACAGCTAACCTAGCAGAGAAACAACTAGGCTTTATCAAAGGCATACTTACATCTGAGATATACAGACGGTACTGGCCTGATCACGTAAACTTTGATGAAGGCAAACGTACACGATGGACCAACTCAGAGATTATGTTGGATCATCCTTTAAGGAAGAAAGAAAATGTTAGAGACCCTTCGATCTTTACTGGTGGACTTACGACTTCGCTTACAGGACTTCATTGCGACATCGCAGTCCTTGATGATTGTGTCGTTTACGAAAATGCTTACACAGGCGAGGGAAGGAATAAAGTCAAAAGTCAATACTCTCTTCTCTCCTCTATTGAAGGTGCTGAAGCGAAAGAGTGGGTCGTAGGCACTAGGTATCACCCTTCTGATCTGTACAATGATCTTCTTCAAATGATGGAAGACCAGTACAACGAGAACGGTGAGAAGACAGGTGAAGAGAATATCTACGAGGTATTTGAGAGACCAGTGGAAGACCTAGGGGATGGCACAGGTGAGTTCCTCTGGCCTAGACAGCAACGTAAAGACGGTAAGTGGTTCGGGTTTGACATTAAAATTCTCGCTAAGAAACGAGGTCAGTACTTAGACAAAGGCCAGTTCAGAGCACAGTACTACAACGACCCTTCTGATCCAGACAACGTTCCCGTAGGCAGCGAAAAGTTTCAGTACTTTGATCGTAAGCATTTAAAAGAAGAAAACGGATACTGGTTCTATAAAGACAACAAGTTAAACCTGTATGCAGCCGTTGACTTTGCATTTAGTTTATCTAAGAAGGCTGACTCAACAGCTATCGTTGTCATAGGAATAGATGCTGACAACAATGTTTATGTTTTAGATATTGACAGGTTCAAGACTGATCGCATCTCAGTTTACTTTGATCACATCTTTCATCTGGTCAACAAGTGGTCATTCAGAAAAATGAGGGCCGAAACAACAGTAGCTCAGATGGCTATTGTCAGACAACTAAAAGAACTAATCAAACAACATGGGTTGTCTTTAAGTATCAACGAGTACAGACCCAATAAGAACCAAGGCAACAAACAGGAACGGATAGCTTCTATTTTGGAACCTCGTTATGATAACATGAGCATGTGGCACTACAGGGGTGGCAACATTCAAATACTAGAAGAAGAGTTGTCTTCTCGTAACCCTGCACACGATGACGTTATAGATGCCTTAGCTTCAGCAGTTGACATGGCAGTTAAACCTTCTAGGAAAATCTTTAGAAGCAGAGACAACGTTGTACAGTTTAATAAAAGATTTGGTGGAGTTTCGTTCTAATGGCTGGAACAACTATTGATCTCTATTCTCTTATAGCTCCTCACGCATTAGCTACGGAGATTGCAGACAGATGGACTATTTGGAATAACTCACGTCAGCAAAAGATCGAAGAGTGGAAAGAAATCCGTAACTATATCTACGCAACGGATACTCGTACTACCTCCAACAGTAAGCTGCCTTGGACTAACAGTACGACAACACCTAAGCTAACACAGATTGCTGACAATTTACATGCTAATTATTTCTCAGCTTTGTTTCCTCAGAAACGTTTCTTTAGGTTTGAAGCGAGTGATCAAGAAGCTAACACAAAGAATAAACGTGACGTTATCCAAGCCTACATGGAAAACAAAATACGTCAGTCAGACTTTGAGAATACTGTAAGCAAACTTATCAATGATTATATTCAGTACGGAAACTGTTTTGCTACTGTAGATTTTGTCAGAGACTACACTGAGTACGAGGATGGTGAGAGGGCCGTTAACTATGTTGGACCTAAGCTTGTTCGTGTTTCTCCTTTTGATATTTGTTTTAACCCCTTAGCCGCTTCCTTTATTGACTCACCTAAAATTGTCAGAACGCTTCTTACAAAGGGTGAAGTCAAAAGAAAAATTGACGAGACTGTAGACAACGCCTACATGAACGACATCTTTGAGAAGATGATGTATAACCGTTCATATGCTACAGGTAATGACGTAGATGTACATAAGTCAGAGGGGTTCTTAGCTGATGGGTTTTCTGACATCAAGCAATACTTTGAGTCTGACTATATAGAAATCCTTACGTTCTACGGTGACATGTACGATGCTGATACAAATCAGTTCATGAAGAACCGTGTGATCACAGTTGTTGACAGGTCTTATGTCTTGTCAAACGAACAGAACCCTAGTTGGCTAGGCAAAGCTTCTGTCTTCCATGCAGGTTGGAGAGATCGTCCTGATAACCTCTATGCAATGGGACCACTGGATAACCTAGTAGGTATGCAGTATCGTATTGACCACTTAGAGAATCTCAAGGCTGATGTCTTTGATCAGATAGCCTATCCTATTCTCAAAATCAGAGGTGACGTAGAGGACTTTGACTTTGAGCCAGCAGCCCGTATATACATGGGTGAAGAAGGTGACGTAGGGTACCTAGCACCAGATGCAACTGCACTCAATGCTGACTTCCAGATTCAGAACCTAGAGAATAAAATGGAGATGATGGCAGGTGCACCAAGGGAAGCTATGGGTATCCGTAGTGCAGGTGAGAAGACAGCCTTCGAAGTAAACCAATTGATGACAGCAGCAGGTCGTATCTTCCAGCATAAGACTGCACACTTCGAAAGAGTTTTCTTAGAGCCTATCCTCAATGCTATGCTAGAAGCAGCTAGACGTAACATGGATTATGCTGACACTATCAGAGTCCTCAACGAAGATACTGGTGTCTTTTTCTTCGAAGAGATTACCAAGGAAGACATCAAAGCTAACGGTAAGATAGTGCCTATGGGTGCTAGACACTTTGCTGAAAGAGCACAGAGAGTACAGAATATTACTCAGCTATACCAACTTAAACTAGCTGACCCAGCTATAGCTGTCCACATGTCAGGCAAAGAGTTTGCTCGTATCTTGGCTGATGAGTTAGGTGAGCCTACCTTGTTTGCGGAGAACGTAGCTATCCTTGAGCAAATGCAGACTGAGAAGATGTCGATAGAAGCTCAAGTTCAACTAGAGGAAGAACAAGAAATTGCTATTGAGAAAGGACTATAAGATGCCATATAAAAAGGGCAAGGTCAAACCTTACAAGAACACAACTAAGAAGCCAATGAAAAAGAAATAATGAAGTCCTATTGGTTTTCTAAATGCAAAACACCTGAGGAAAAGTTTGAGCTACGACAAAAAATCTTGTCAAACCGTGAAAGCTTAGACCGCCTCAGAGAAATACTTGAGCCTATGCTCAAGGATACAGGACCAGAGGCTGACTATGACAGCCCCTCATGGGCCTACAAGCAAGCTGATCGTATCGGCTACAACAGAGCACTAACCAAGGTGCTTGATATTATCAACCTAGACAAGGAATAACATTATGGTATTTTCTGAGCAGAGTCCAACCACAGACCAAACTCAGGCAGAGCAACAAGTACAAGAAGCCCCACCACAGGATTCGTACTTACAGAAGCTCGTAGAGACTAAGGGAGAAAACTGGAAAGACCCTGAGGTACTAGCCAAAGGCAAGTTAGAAGCTGATGGCTACATTAAAAACTTAGAGGCTCAACTTGAAGAAATGAGAGAAGACCTCAAGAAGTCACAGTACCAAAAGGAAGTTTTCGAACAACTTCAGAGTAAGGCCACTGACTCTACTACAGTAAACTCTGGGGTGTCTCAAGATAAAAGTAGCATTAATAGCCAGAACACCACTGCACCTATTAATGAGGAAGACCTGAAGAGCCTAGTCGAACAGACACTTACTCAACGAGAACAAGAGAGTATTATTAAACGTAATCTTGCTCAAGTTGATGCAGAGCTAGAGAAAAGTTTTGGCACTGAAGCCAAGGCTGAGATCGAAAAGAAAGCATTTGAGTTAGGTATGTCATTGGAACGTATGCGTGACATTGCTGCTGAATCTCCTTCTGCCTTCTTTGCTCTTATCGGTGAACCAAAGAAAACCTTTAGTCCTATAACTCAAGGTTCGGTTCGTACCGAAGGTGTCGGTATGCAAACCTCTACGGAACGTAATTGGTCTTACTACCAAAAACTACGTAGGGAAAATCGTAACATGTACTATTCAGCCAAGACACAACAGCAAATGTTTGAAGACAAAGCCCGTCTTGGTGACAAGTTTGGTGCATAAGGAAGGAACTTAGAAATGGCAATGACCACATCTAATACCTCGTTCCTGCAACGTGCTCAAGTCTACTCAACAGAACTCAAAGAGATTCTGCGTGATGAGATGATGGCACAGCGATATGTGCGTATGCTTGATGGTTTTCCTGATGGAAACAATTTCAACATCCCCTCTATCGGTCAGGCACAGGTAGACAACTACTCTGAAGACAGTGCAGTTACTTATCGTCCACTCGACACAGGTAACTTCACATTCTCCGTTGACAAGTATCTGTCATCAGCTACTTACATGACGAAGAAAGCAGAACAAGACACATTCTATGCTAACGAATTGATGTCTCGTTTTGTCCCTGAACAAGAACGTGCAATCATGGAGCACTTTGAGTCAACTACTCTTGCTGCCCCTGAAGCTGGTGTTTCTGCTAACTCAGAAGAAACACTTAATGGCATTAAGATGCGTGTTGCAGCCTCTGGATCAGGTGAGGTAATCACCCTTAAAGAGTTTGCATATGCTCGTTATGCCCTTAAAAAGCAAAGCGTTCCAGATAACAACTTGGTTGCTATCGTTGATCCTTCAGTTGAATACGCATTGAACACTTTAGGTAACATCGTAAACGTGTCAAACAACCCACGTTTCGAAGGACTTGTTCGTGATGGTATCGCAACTGGTATGCGTTTCGTAGCAAACGTATATGGCTTCGACGTGTACTGTTCAAACTTCTTGGCAGATGCAACTGACTCAGGTCTTGAGCAAGCGTTTAGCGCAACCACTGGTGACTTCTCAAGCACCAATGGTAAAGTTAACCTCTTCTTCTCAGCTTCACAAGAAGTAAACCCATTCGTGGGTGCCTTCCGTCAGATGCCTGAGGTTGACTATGAGTACAACAAAGACCATCAACGTCATGAGTTCGTAACAACGGCTCGTTATGGTGTCAAGTTGTATCGTCCTGAAAACATGGTTCGTGTTATCACGAAACCAACAGTAGCGTAAGGAGGACTAAATCATGGCATATGTTAATGCAGACGGTCTGGAAATCCTTACGGCTGGTGAAGCAGGTGTTCCAGCAAAGCGTGGCACAGCAGTTTCTCCTAAGAAAGCTTTGGTAATGACGATCACAGGGACAGACCTTGCTTCTTCAGCAGCGACTCCCCAAGATCACGATGCTTTCATTCCAGCAGGTTCGTACATCACTTCAGCGAGCCTTATTGTCACTTCAGCCTTCACCTCAGGTGGTGCAGCTACGTTGACAATTGGTGCTTACACACAAGCAGGTGCTACTGTAGATGCTGACGGTATCGACGCAACTGTTGCTCTTGCGGCTCTCGCAGCTAACAAGGGTGTAGCTTGTAACGGTGATCTAGTCGGTGGTACAGCCACTGTTGGTGCAGCGGATGTGTACATCGAAGCTAACTACGGCACAGCAGCCTTTACTGCTGGTGAAGCCAAGTTGGTTATCGAATACATCGAACCATAAAATACTAGGGTGTCCCTAAGTTTTTTAGGGGCATCCTCATTTTTTTCTTGACAAGATAGATAAAGTATGTTATCATATCTTTAACTGATGCAGGGGCTATATATGGCTAACGTAAATCACAGTTCACTTACTGATCCTTACTTACATGAACCTAAAGGTGTAGCCTCTGCACTTAGTGGTGATGTTTATATAGCTAATGGTTCAGGTTCAGGAGCTTGGAGACAAGCACATGCCCATGTAGATGCTTACTTAGCATTTGATGCTACTACCCCAGCTTATGCACACTCAGCAACTACATCGTTTACAGCTATAAACCCAACATTAACTACTTCAAGTACTGATGATTTTACTGTAACCAACACCCCTAATGCTAGACTAACATACACAGGCACTCAAAACATTACAAGTAATATCCATATTTCAATATCTACAGCACAAGCAACTGGAACTAACAAAGATGTTCAATGGAAAATATATAAAAATGGTTCTCCTTTGGCTGGTTCACATGTAATTAGAACTATTAGTTCAGGTTCTTGGGGTTCAGTTTCTTTACTTGGAAATAGTACTTTAGCAACTGATGATTACCTTGAGATATATTCAAGTATTGATTCAGCAAGTACAGTAAACTACGCATCTATTTTTTGGTCAGTTAAAGGTTTACCAGAATAATGAAACGCACTCTTCTGGAAATGGTTCAGTCTATTCTGTCCGATATGGACTCAGAGGATGTGAACTCTATCAGCGACACTAACGAAGCTGAACAGATAGCTTCTGTCATCGAAGATACATACTATAATATCATATCAGCTAGGGATATACCAGAGCACCAACAGCTTCTCAAGCTAACCTCATTGTCTGAACTAGCAAGACCTACACACTTTAGGTATCCTGACAATGTAAAACAAATTGAGAGTTTGTCTTATAATATAGCTACCACAGGAAGTAATTACAAAAGTATTTACTATGTCCATCCTTTAGAGTTCCTAGAGAAGATGGATGATCAGTCTAGTGCTTCACTTAAAATAGCTGACAAGGTAGGCAACACAGACTTGTTTGTCTATAACAATGTTGACCCTAGCTACTATACATCATTTGATGACTATCATATCGTTATGGATGCGTATGATGCTTCTAAAGGTACAACACTAGAGGCTAATAGAACAAGAGCATACGGTACTGTCTATCCAACCTTTACTATCTCAGATAGCTTTGAGCCAGACCTAGATGACAACATGTTGCCCTACCTTTTAGCTGAAGCTAAGTCAACTTGTTTTTCTTTGTTCAAGGCTGGGTCTGATCCTAAAGTAGAACAACAAGCTAGACGCTTAAAGTCATACGTACAGAACGATATGTACAGAACAAAACAGGCAAACAAAAGGCCATCCTACGGAAGAACATAATGCTAGACTTTACAGAAGACACAGTAAACCAAACCTGTGTAGCTAAGTCAGAGAAGTTAGTTACAGAAGTTACAATATCAAAAGAGATCAGTCCTTTTTCTTTCTTTGTTATTAACTTCAAGAACGGTAAGGTACCTAAGGAACTCAGTGGACGTTACACAAGCATCAACGCAGCTAAGAAAGCCTTAGAGAGTTACCTAAGAAACAAGCCTAAGTCTCGTACAGTTCAAAGAAATGAGTACGCAGACATGAGAGAGAAAGAACGTAATGCCGCAAAGTCTAGGTCAGAAGGCAGTTAACAACTTTGTCAGGGGTTTGATCACTGAAGCTGGTGAGCTAACGTTTCCTGAAGGTGCCTCTGTAGATGAATCAAATTGTGAGCTACGTAGAGATGGCTCAAGGAGAAGAAGATTAGGAGTAGCTTTAGAAAGCAGCTACGTCCTGTCTTCTTTTACTGTTTCTGACAGTGAGATTGTTCACACTGGTGATTGGCTAAACGTAGGCGGTAACGCTGACCTTGAGTTTTTGGTTGTACAAAAGGGTTCTAATCTTTATTTCTATAATAAGTCAACACTACCTTATTCTTCTCAAGGGTACACAGACTACGTAGATTTAACTGCCCATGAGTACTCAGGTTCTGCTGGGGCTGAATCAGCTAAGTGTCAGTTTGCTAGTATTAACGGTAATCTGATTGTTTCGTCTGAAGCTATTGATACTATCTATGTAACGTTTGATAGTGCTAGTGTAGGCAATGAGTTTGCTAGTGTGGCTATCTCTTTTCAAGTTAGAGACTTCGATTGGCAGGGTAACACAGATACCTATAAGACAGCAGGTTCTACAAACGCAGCAAGAACGTATGACACAAAGAACGCAGGTTGGGTAGGAACTAAGGGTGAGGCAGCTAGAAGTACTTGGTCAGCAGCTAACTCAGGTAATTACCCACCGCTTACACACCCTTGGTACGCAGGTAAAGACTCTGATAATAACTTTGATGCAGCCGAATGGGATAAGGTTTTTGCTGGTAACACACTAACCTCTAACGGTCACTACCTTGTTGACTTCTTCAATAAAGTTAGATCAGGTCTGTCTACTGAGACCATAGGCACAAGATTTAAATCTGTAGCCTCCTTTGGTGGTCGTGTGTTTTACTCAGGTGTTGCTGATGCTAAACATGCAGGTCACGTTCTATTCTCTAAAGTTGTAGAAAGTGTAAACGATCTAGGTATTTGTCACCAAGTAAATGACCCAACTGCTGAATACTTAAATGATCTCTTAGCTAGTGATGGTGGTGTTCTTGTTATACCTGACGCAGTTAACATCCAGCTTCTTTATCCTTATCAATCAGCCTTGTTTGTCTTTGCTGAGAATGGTGTCTGGCAGATCACAGGTGTAGACGGAGTATTCTCCGCTTCTCAGTACGGTATTAACCGTGTGTCTAAGGTAGGTCTTTTAAATCCTCAGACATTTGTAGCTGCTGAAGGTACACCTTTCTGGTGGTCAAGGTTTGGTATTCACACACTTACGACTGACTCAGTGTCAGGCCAAGGTCAAGAACAAAATATAAGCCTGACAACTATTCAAAGTTTTTGGGATAATATAAATACTTCAGTTAAAAATAAAGTAACTTCTGTTTACGATAGTATCAACAAGAAAATTTATTGGGCTTACCCTAATAATGGTGAGGGTGTAGTATCTAAGTTAAATAACTTTCTCATACTAGATTTAGCTCTTCAGGCTTTTATACCTTGGTCCGTACCTGATCAGACATCAAGTACAGACTGTATAGTAGGTCTAGCATTCTACTCAGGTTTTGGGGCTGCTGAACTTGAGCTTGACGTTACCTCTAACAGTGGGGCCGATGATGTTGTAACATCTGCTGGTGACGATGTTGTGTCAACTCAGGTTTCAAGTTTTGCTACTGGTGACCCAGCTTTGGTGCTTGTAGTAAGAGAAGGTAGCAGCAATAAGATAACTATGGCATCCTTTAGTAGTGAAACTTTCTTGGATTGGGGTGACACAAACTACTCATCCTTTGCTGTCACAGGGTATGACTTTGTAGGAGACCTAGTGACAAAGAAGAATGCACCCTACATTGCTGTCTACTCAAGATTGACTGAAGAGGGTTTCACAGGCAATGCTA